CAACAATTTTAACATTACCATATACTTCAAGCGTATCATGTCCTGCTACTAATTTATAATTATCTCTTACAATAGTTTCATTCTTTGTACCATTTGGATCTATCTCATATCTTGTTCCACTCTTATGTCTTTCTGTTATACGTTCTACTCCTGGAGTATCATCATATTCTTTAACGTGACCACACTCTGTTTCCATAACATTATTGTATGGATATACTGGAGCATATGTACTAGGTGGTTGATACAAACCAGTAGTGTCTTCTGTATTTGGATCTGCTTCACCTTTTACTCTTACATTATTATCATCTATACCAGCAGTCTTTGTAGGTATAGTACCTAAGACTAAAAATTCTTGCTGAGATTTATCTAAACACAACCCTGCTACTAATGTACCAATCAATAAATTTACTGAAGACCCTATACCATCTTTAGCTGGAGTATTTCCTGGCATCATAACCATACTCCATGGGAGGTCTTCGTTTCTTATATTGTCATGAAGTCCATATACATTAATCTTTACCCTACCAAGTTTCTCAGGGTCATTAATATCAACAACAGTTCCAAATTTTATTACATTATACATTATTCTCTCACTAATCCTAAATTTTGATAATAATTATATTCACCATTAACTTGTGTCAAATTGTGTTGAATATGTTTAACTAACCATTTGCCATCATGTCGGCCTGTACCTTGTTCTTCGTTACCACCCATTGCAACTTCAACTGTCATTCCACATCCTAAGCCAGGTAATGCTGTCATATTATTAACATCCATTGCAGTATTAAATACTCTTATTGTACCATTAATAATTGTGCCTGATGCTACATCGCCTCTATTAGCTAATACACTTTTTACATCATTAGCATATAACTTATCGCTTAACTTAAATTTTGTTTTAGGAACTGATGTTGCTTCTTTTGTAATATTCTCAGTCTTTTTAGTTTCATCTAAATTAATTACATTAATTGCTTCACCATATATTCCATCTTCTAACTTCTGAATAAGGTTCATACTATATTCTCTCATTTCAAACTCATCAGCTGTTCCTAAAACTAATAAAGGATTTAAATCTTTCTTATCCATAATACCTTGCTTTACAATAACGGGTGCGCCAGAGCTATCAACAAATACATTATCAACCATGTCATGCAAAGAAGTTATTCGTACGGTATTTGTATCATTAAATCTTTCATACATAAATATACCTGATTGGTCTACAGCATACGCATTAGCTATAAGAGTTGTAAAACATTCTTTTGCAGGAATATTTGGTGCAATATATCTACCACTCGTTACTGCTCTTGAATCAATTGCTATTGTATTATCATCTGCACTTACATCTGCAAATATTTTAGCAATAATTTCATCAGATGTTCCGTTATATACTGAGTTTACAGTATCAGCAAAATTAGGTACATGTACAGATTTTAAATGGATATTATAATTCTTTTTGTCTGGTTTCATTTTCATATCAGATATTCCATCCATCCAAAAACTACATGCAAATTCCTGATCTAAATATGAAAAACTAATATCAACACCAGCTAATTCAGTACCTATAAAATTATCAAAGAAGTTAGTAGAATCTTGAACAGCAATTTGTCCTTGTAACATTCCAAAAATACTTTCATATATAGTTAATCCACGAACGAATCCACTAATATCCATTTTACGTACTTCAATTTTTATATTATCTAGTTTAAGCATTACGCATTACTTTTTTAAACTGTCTAGATACTGTTGTCATATGTTCAGGTTTAATTACTTTTAAATTCCTATTTTGTTCAGTTACAGCAGACTCATAATCGATGTAAGTAAATCCAGTAGTTCCAGCCGCACGGCGTTTTACCCATTCTCCAGTTGAATCATCAACATGATGATGTGGTGCATAAGCTTGACTCTTAATAAAATTACATGCAGCAGAATCAGAAGAACTACCACCTTGTACAGTTTCACCAGTTTCAGTAAATGTACCACTTGTTTTTTCTATAACAATATAACCCATATTGACATGAATTTCTTTTACAATACCTGTTGCATTTGATACTCCACCAGTAACGGTCTCACCTAAAGTAAATTTATCTACTAATGAATCATCCGTATCAGCAGCAAGATATTGATATTTGTTTATACAATATTCTATAAGCTGACCAGAGCTCATTGGCCAGTCATCCCATATATTTTTTATTTGAGGATTAAGTAATAAGAATGTCCAATGATATATTGATGTATTATATAATCGTTGACTTAAATGATCTGGTCTTTCGCCATCTATAACATTTATTGTTTCATAATAACCTGCATTATTAAGTAATGCATCAGATATTTTAGCTTTTGCAGTTAGGTTTTTTAATATATCTAAATTACCAGACCCATCTACATCTATTGCTGCGTTTCTAATATTTTTAAAATACATAATTAATATCCTGCCTTAACATCGTCTTGATATAATGGAACTATTTCTTTAAGTCCTACAGTTAATCCAATTTCTACTGGTGAATTATTCTTTTTAAAAAATGAAGAGTTGTTTGGGTTATAATTAACACTAACACTTTCCACAACAACTGGAGGTAATTGAATCATATCCTTTGAACCATGGAATGATACTATACAATGGTCAGGAACGGTTATAGTAACTTGATTTCTTTTTGTAGCGTGCATAGATTTTCTAAAGAATTTAATAAGCCCCGCTGCTTGGTCAGACTCTTGTTCAGAATCAGGTAGTATATTCCAGTTAAAACTGAAAGACCTTAATGGTGTTGCGGCATAAGCTGCAAATTCGTTTTTATTTAAAAGAGCACCGGTAGACCTTTGTATTTCAGTCGCAACAATATCACCAATACCATAAGAAGCTAAAGCACCTAACATGGCCTTTCCACCAAGCATACCACCTGCCGCACCATATAATCCTATTGCTTGTTGACTAGCCAATACTGCTTTATTATCAAAAGCACCAAAACCACCACCAGTAATCATTTCATTTAAGCCTGCTGCAAATTGTCTTGTGTCTTCGTTGTATGTTACAGTATCACCTATTTCAATACCAGTTGGCATATACATACAAACTGAACCTGTGTATGTTCTTCTTACTGGAGTTGTATAAGCTTCTATTAAATTCTTTGAAGCTGCAGTTGCTGAATCTAAGTTTTCGCGATTTACATGCATAGCGTTAGCACCTCCAGCAGATTCCATAATTGCGATTTCTTTAGCTGTTCCCCGTCCAGCGACTTTTTGTTGATTTAAAAGCGTAGCTCCAGTTGCTATAACCGACGCAGCATTACTTTGAATAAATGATGCAGTCCAATCATACCCCTTTTTACCTGTAGCTCCATAATCCATAGTATTATCATTTGGAGTACCATCAACTTTCATGAATTCAAACATCATAAATGGTTCGTTTGTCATTGCAGATATGGCCTTCATACGATGAATAGCATAGTCAGAATCATCATTACTATTAAAATTTATATCATCATAACTTGTATCGTTACCAACTGTACTTGGATATTTCCAATGTTCAAATCCATCATTAATTTTATTGAATCTTGCGAATGTTGCTTGTCCGTCGTGTCCTTCTACGTGTGGCATAATTGTTCCTTGGTTTGTATATTACTTATTTATAACGATTTGTATAAATAGTTGTATGAAAAAAACATATTCTGGCTCTTGGAAGCCAAAACATCCTGAAAAATATAATGGTAACACTGATATGATACATTATAGGTCATTATGGGAGAGAAATGCATTTAGATATTTAGACAAAGCATCATGGGTTAAGTGGTGGCAGTCTGAAGAGACCGTTATACCGTATGTATGTTCAACAGACCGTAAAGCACATCGTTATTTTGTTGACCTAACTATAAGAACAGACACTGGTCGTACACTCTTAGTTGAGATAAAACCATCATCGCAAACCAAACCACCCAAAAGAAAACAATTAGGTGAAGCATTAACCTATATGAAGAATACTTCTAAGTGGAAATATGCACAGAAATTTTGTGAAGAACGTGGATATGAATTCCAAATATGGACAGAGAAAGAGCTTGAAGCTATGGGTATTAAGACAATGTCCATGGGATTTAAAGCATCCAAAACAAAAACAGGGCGCAGAATATGGAAAACTCTTAAGAAAAGAGTATAAATATAAGTATGGACAAAGAAGATAACGATGGCAAATTAGAACTATCTCTAAGAATATTAGGGAATGAAATAATAGGCTTTCAAATGATTGTAGATGATTTTAAAATGAAGTGGATGCTAGTAGGTTTGGTCGCTATAGGAGCTATCTCGTGGATAATGGTACAATTTGGACCTCAATTAATGGAGACATTTAGTGGCTAGTTTATTTGACAAGTTAGAATCAGAAGCTTTTCGTAAAGGATTAACTGCGAGGTCTAAAGAAGCTGAGAATTGGTTTAAAAAAAATGTAAAGAAGCTTGGTAAGTTAGGTCCTAATGTTTTAAAAGACGATAGACTTACAAAGGTATCACCTGTAAGACCTGGTGATATGGTAATGTATACGTATAATCCAAAACTTAAACAGGTTTTACCATACTATGATACATTTCCATTAACAATTGTTGTTAGTAAAGCACCAGGTGGTTTTTTTGGTCTTAATTTACATTACTTACCACCTAAAATTCGTGCTATCTTCTTAGACAAATTAGATGATGTAGTAAATAATCAGAAGTTTGATAAAACAACAAGATTTAAAGTAACATATAAAATGTTAGCCGCGGCAGCAAAATATAAATACTTTAAACCATGTTTTAAACATTATTTAACAAAGCATGTAACTTCTAATGTTATGAAGGTAAGTGCAGCAGAATGGAACATAGCAATATTTTTACAGACAGCTGCGTTTAGGAAGAAGAGCACTAGAGTTGTTTGGTCAGATTCAAGGAGAATGTACTAATGACATTACCAGTAAGTATCGATACAATGAAGTCTACAATTAATCGTAGAGGTGGTTTAGCACGTGGAAATAGATATGCTGTTTATATATCTCATCCGTCTAAATCTATAAACAATTTATTGCAATTTAATCCTGCAACTCTATTAAGTAATTTAATAAGTGGTGATGGTGTACACATAGGAGATTTTATTAGTGACCCTAGAGATATGTTTTTGTTATGTCAAACAGCAACCATGCCAGGCAAACGTATACTTACAACTGAAGCTATGCATAATCATCACTTAGCAAAGAAACCTTATTCAGCTGCAACAGATGAAGTCACTATGTCATTTATATTAACGAATGACTATTACATTAAGAAGTATTTTGATATGTGGCAAGAGATGATTATAGATACATCAGGTGAACACTATAAAGCATTTTATAAACAAGACTATTGCACTGATGTATTAATACAACAGATATCACAATCTAATGATATGATTCCTGGATATACAATAAAACTAGAGAATGCATATCCTATAACGGTAGGTAGTATTGATTTATCTGAAGGGTCAGAAGGAATGATGGAATTATCTATTACATTTGAATATGATAATTTTAAAAGCCTTGGATTAGTAGATGGATTTGAAGAAGTAGCAAATAAGATGCTACAAATAGGAGCGAACACGTTAGATCAATTTAAACGTGTAATTTAATTTTAATAATAATGGAGAGAGATTGATATGTTGCCAGTAATTGCAACCCCAAAGTATGATATGATTGTGCCCTCAACAGGCAAAACTATAATATACAGACCATACGTGGTCAAAGAAGAGAAGATCTTATTAATTGCTTTAGAAACTGAAAATGAAACAGCAATTGAAAGAGCTGTGACTGATATTATCAAGGCGTGTGTTGAAACACCAATTGATATAAAGTCATTACCAATGTTTGATATCGAATATATGTTTACTACTTTAAGAAGTAAATCTGTAGGTGAAGGTGTTACTGTTAATTTAGAATGTCAAAATGATAAATGTGATAGTAAACTAGATTATAAAATTAATTTAGATGATATTTATATTAATAATCTAGATATTGAAAGAGATATGAACATTAAAATAAACGATGATGTTAGTGTTGATATAAAGTTTCTTAGTTATAATGATACTTTAACTCAGGCTCAAAGAGCTACTGATACTGAGGCCGCTATTAATTCAGTTGCAAAAACAATTGAAATAATTTATAGTGGTGAAGAAACATTTGCAACTAAAGATGCACCTTTTAAAGAAGTAGTAAGGTTTGTCGAAAGTTTAAATAATGATCAGTTTGCTAAGATTGTAGAATTTATGCAAGATGCACCAACTTTATCTTATGATGTTAGTTATAAATGTAAGAAGTGTGACCACGAAAATGCTAGACAATTGAAAGGATTAACAGATTTTTTTTCATAGCCCTTTCGCATGATAATATAGCAAGGCATATATCGACAAATTTTGCTTTAATGGTCCACCATAATTTTGGGTTAGAAGATTTGAACAATATGTTACCATGGGAAAGGGAACTATACTTAGTTCTTATGAAAGAACATATTGAAGAAGAGAATAAACGTAACAAGGAAACCAAACAAAAAATGAGAAGTTAACTTATGGCAAAGAAAACTCAAGAAGGTTTATTAGGGGAAATGATACAACTTCTGCGAAAGCAGAATCAACTTAGTACGCGCGATAGACTGAAAGAAGCTGAAGAGACTAAGCGACTAGAAAAACAGGATGAAGAAAGAGATTTAGTTAGCATGGATGGTCAAGGTAATATAATTGACCCTAGAGAAGACTTCGGCCGAAGAATTAAAGCAAATATAGCTGGTAAAGAATACGGTTGGAAAAGAAAAGCTCCTGCTGAGCAGAAGAAAAAGAAAACTCAAGGTGTAATTGCTCACGCCACACATATGACAAGACGCTTAATAGAAAAAGCGAATCAGATGACTTATCGCTGGCGTATTGAAGAAACAAGAGATGATTTACGACAGTGGAAACAAGGACGTGCAGATCGTAAAAGTGATAAGCGAGATGATGTTGAAAATAGAAGAGAAGATGAAGGTGAATTTTTTGATTTTTCAAAGAGGCTTCGAAAATCTTTTGCTGCATTTTTATCTCCTAGAGAATTGGCAAGACAAAAAAGAAAGGAAGAATGGTCAGTCATTAAAGAAAATTGGTTTAAGTATGGTGTAATACCATTAATTGGTATCTTGACAGTATCAATTGGTTTAGCATATGCTGGCATTCATCTTTGGCATACAAAAGTATGGGCAGCTTTAAAGAGTGTAAAGGTTTGGGC